AGCGACATGTCAGTCGCGCGAGCGGATGATATTAGTCCGCAGATCGCTGTGTCGGATTACGATAATCTTCGACTTCGTGCTGGACTCGATTATTTGGGTTATTACAGAACGAAGAATCGTCGGTTTTCCGATGCGTTGCAATGGCTCAGCCGTGCTGTAGTGACACCTGCCCAGGATTTCCTCCTTGGTTGGTTGATCGAAAAGCACTACTCTGGGCTGGATACAGAAAGGGATAATAGGAGTGTCACCGATCCCAGATGGGTGGAAGCGGGCCTCGACAGATATGGGTGTCCCGTTCATGCCACCAAATCAACTCGATTCCAGTCTACTACCAGACACGGAATTGGAAAGCCAGGACCCTACACCCACCGTACGCCATCAGAGGCGCCCGGACCCGAGGATGCAGGTTCCAACTCAGTTCCGTTCACCGTTTCGGGAATCGGAGCTTGCTCCTGTCGAAGAGGAGAAAGTTCGCCCGATTCAAGAAGGCATGGGGCCGTACATCGTAACTGGGGATTCGGTTATGCGACCGAGCGACCTGGATCCGACAACGGCGCTTCTGACGGCACTCACTCTGATGTATGGAGAGCTTCAGATTCCGATGGAACACCTAGGCCTCATGCCTATGCGTTCCTTCGACCGTGGGACACATCCGCTTACAGCGCCGCGTTCTCTGCAACGAGAGATGCTACAGGTCGTCCGCAAACAGGGACAAGGCCTTACGCTATGGATGCGCTTGTACGGGATCATCTCGATCCTACTGCTTATTCTGGCGCTCCTTTCTTCCGTCGCAATGGCGATGTTCTTCAGGCCGGAATGGACTTGGCTAGTCGCATTCTGGAAGGGACTCGCGGCTTCGACCCCTATATGGGTGGTCGCCGTGTTCAGCCTGGGCTTTCTGGCCCAAAAACTCGGCTCATATGGATGGCGCCGTTGCCTACGACTATTGTTGGAGGCATGTTTTCAAAGCCTATCGCACAGCAGCTCGAACGAAAGAGACCGTTCGCGTGGGGACTCCACGGAGTTGAGAAGGCAGCGCTAGTTTCTGCGTTGCAGTCCCGATTCAGGTATGTCTATAGTATCGACTTCTCGAGATTTGATTCGTCGGTACCAGCGGTAATGATCGCAGATGCGTTCAGAATCGTCAGACCGCTACTTGACCTGACAGAGGATGAAGAAACTGTCTGGAACAAGTACATCAACGACTTCATTCATTCTCGACTAATCACTGAAACTGGTGAGATCTTTCAGAAGCATAAGGGCATTCCTTCAGGTAGTGCTTTCACTAGCATTATCGGATCAGTGGTTAATCTACTGGTTTTGAATTATGCCTGGACCCGTGTTTCGGGACACGCGCTGAAGAGCGATCGAGTACTTGTACTTGGTGATGACGCAATCGTGGCTTCAAA